ATGTTACCACCGCGCCAAAGATACAAAAAAGGCGCGAGATTAGCGAATTTTAAAACTATTGAATATGCAAACGACAGACGAAATAAAAGAATGGCAGACGCAAAGTGTGAAGCACAAGGTTGCCGGAGTCCTGATGATGGACGGTGTTTCATTCCGCTACGATGAGGAGAACGGTATAACGTTCACGGTCCCGGAATCCTATGTGGAAAAGCTGAAATATCGACTTGTCACGGTTTTTGGCTGTTCTGTAAAACCGATTATAAACGAAATAAATAAATAACCATGAATGAGGCAAAGACAAACCAAGAGGAGGTTCTTAAAATCTTCAAATCTGAGTATGAGGGTATTTTACGCCGTTACGAGCGTGACGTGGAGAGGTATGCCCTCAAGATGAACGAGAACTACGAACAGTTTTTCTGTTGGCACGGAGGGACAATGTATAAGATCCAAATAAACCTCAAGGCCATATGTGAACTCCGGCATCTGACAAGCTGGGATAGCACAGACAAAATAAAGATGGCACTGGAAAACCATATCAGGAATATAGAACTGACCTTGATTGAAGGCAGCCAGTATCCGACAAGTACAAACCTTCTCCACAATGTGGCGGACATTCTCGGGAGGGAAGCCAAACAGCGGCTCAGGGAGGACCTCCAGAGGCTGCTTTATACGATAACTTATAAATGATGGAATATGAAAGCAATAAAAGTGGAAGTTCCGGAGCATGAGTGGGACAAGGTAGGCCCTTTCGTGGAGTATATAAACGATGATGACGTTGTGGCATACCAGACAAGTCGTACGGAATTTATTGTGGTGGCACAAGGCGAATGCTCGATGGCACATGTGGATGCCCTGATTGCCGAGAGACTTGATGACGAAACGCTGATTACCCATATCAGGAAATAAGAGGGTTAGGCCCAAGAGAGGGCGATCCTGTGGCATGGAGCCACGAAAGCCGAAAGGCACAAACATTTGAACCTCCGGTGTCGCCAAATACGCCGGAGGAACCGGGCGGCAGGTTTAGAAGGCTGAAACACTGCGGAGGTGCACCTATGCAGAGAGGCGGGTTCGACTCCCGTGCCGTCCACCAATAATCAATATTTAAAATAACGACTATGGCGAAGAACTACATTAAACCGGACCCGGACAAACAACTGAACAGGCGTTTGCGGGCGGCGTTGGGGTCGATACTCCATACACAAACAGCGGTCAAGGCCGCGCTGGATCAAGCCGAAGGGTTCATGACCGAAGAGGAACTGGCAAACTCGTGTGCATACTGCTCCCTCTGCAGCTATGACGCACAGTGTGAAGAAATATTCATGACTCTTTGCCGGGAATTAGGCAACCAACCTCAGCAACAATAAAACATATCGGATATGAAGAAGCAGATTTTGACAGACAACGAAACCAAGACTTTCCTCATGAAAGCATTTGGGTGTTCCCGTCAGCAAGTGTGGAGGGCCCTCAATTTCGAGCGCAACAGCGACAAGGCGCAACGTATCCGTCGACTGGCCCTGCAGCGCGGTGGCAAACTGACAGAGGGTTATACGCCTGAATGTGAGACGACCCATCAGACGGCAGACCGCACCATGACTCAGACGTTCGGTCACCGCGTGAAGATAGTTGCCGATTTCGGCAGCAGTGAGGTTGTGGTTATGGTTGACGGCGTAAAGAAGAACAGTTACAAGAACCTGAGTATACCCGAATTCATGCAGCTTCAGAACGAGGTTGAACAAATGGCGGCGGCGCTCTAATCATTAAAAATAATGGAGTACTACGGTAAAATAGCCTGTATATCGTTCCATGACCTGACGCGGGAGCCCGATCCTATAATGTCGGTCCCTAATTATAAATGGCATAAAAGAGAGGGCAAAATTAACGTGGTGCGAGAAGGTAGAGGTTTAGGCAGCTATGCTCTCGTGGAGATAGCGACAATGCCGCAAAGGTTTCAAGATAAAATAAAAGAAAAATACGGAGATATGAATTCAGAGATACTCAGAATGTGGTTCGCAAGCCACTTCCATATCGATGCGAAGGCACGCGGGTTCTATACCCGGTTCCGTTTCGAGGACGGCAGCGCGTTACCCCCGGAGCATATAAACGAATATACCGTGAACGCCTCGGCGATACAGGCGGTTGTCGATGTGATGGCAGACACGGTTATTATGCGCCGTGCCATGAAGGGCGGTCCGGTCAACTGGAACGAGCTTGCGGGTGCCATCAACTATTACCGAGAGGAATTCGGCCACACGCTGCCCGTCAGCGTCAACCGTTTCAAGAGGAGGGTCAACGAGTTCAAGGCTCAGGGCTACGAAAGCCTTATCAGCCGCAAGTTCCGTAACCAGAACAGGCGCAAGGTCACTTACAGCATTGCCGACCTTATACGCGGCCTCGGAGCCATGACGGAGCATCCCTACGATACGGTGGTAGCCGAGATGTACAACCGGTTCGTGACCGGCGACCTCGAGGTGTATGATCCTGAAACGGGCGAGGTCTTCAACCCGGATGACTTCACTGACAAGTCCGGCAACCCAGTGGTGCTGAGCAAGGGCACCATAGCCAACTACCTCAAGCAGCCCAAGACAAGGGCACTGCTGGCACAGGTCCATCAGACGCAATGGGATTTCAACAACTCGCAGCGTCCCTACCATCTGCGCCGGAGTCCGAACTATGCCTTCAGCAAAATCTCGGCGGATGACCGTGACCTTCCACGCCCGATGCACGACGGGAGCTACGTGCACGCCTATTACGTGAGCGATGTCGCAAGCGGTGCTGTGGTAGGGTATGCCTACAACCGCAAGAAGGACAAAGACCTGTTCCTCGACTGTATGCGCAACATGTTCCAGACCTTGGACCGCAACGGATGGTACATGCCGGCACAGATAGAGGTCGAGCACCATCTGGTAAACAAGTTCACCGACGGGCTCATGCAGGCCGGCGTGGTGTTCCCCCTTATCAGGTGGTGTAACCCGGGCAACTCGAGGGAGAAGCGTCAGGAGCATGTCAACCGGGCGAAGAAGTACGGTGTGGAGAAGCGCAGCCAGCAGAACATCGGCCGATGGTATGCTGCCCTCGAAGCCAACCGTCCGAAAGTTGAGAAGGTGTATGACGAACTAAACAACACCTACAGGGTGCCGACCTACGGCTACGAGCAGCTGGTGGCCGATGACATAGCCGCCATAAACGAATACAACTCCCAGATGCACCCCAACCAGAAGAAGTTCCCGGGCATGACCCGCTGGGATGTGCTTTGCCGGTGCCAGAACCCGGATCTTGCACCGTGGGATAAGGCGGTGCTGTACCGCTTTATCGGCGAGCACACCGAAACGAGCATCAAGCAGAACGCCTACCTGACGGTGCAATACAACCAGTACCGGCTGTCGAGTCCGGAGATCATCTCCAAGCTCGAGCCCCGTAACTATAAGGTTGACGCCTACTGGCTGCCCGATGCGGACGGCAATATCGGTGAGGTGTATGTCTACCAGAACGGGCGGCTTATCGACACCTGCCGGATGGTTGCCCGGTATAACGAGGCGACGGCCGAACAGACCGACGCTGACCGTGAGGCATACACGGAGCAGGCCAAGTATGTGGCGCAGTTCGACTCGATGGTGAGGAAAAACAAGATCCACCGGCTCGGGGTCACCCGGCAGGAGGTTGTCACTGCCATCAGGGAGGCAGAGGCGGTACCGGTTGAGATTACAGTCCCGGAAGCGGACACGGACTATTCGGAATACATGAATGTGGCGGGTGTGCAGGCTGACGCGGTAAACAGGATTTGAATAATATTAAAACAGCATTGAAATGAGTAAGATCCACCTGTGTGAAAGTTGTAAACATTGCACTCATTCACCAAATTTATTTCAGCCATATTATTGGTGTTCGTGGTATGGGAAAGAAGTAAAGGCACCTATTAAAAAATGTGATAAAAGAACTTGTTAAACAGCATTGAAATGGAGATAACAAACGAAATCAAGAAACGGATATCCGGAGCCATAGCAGCGGACCGTGAGAACTATCCGAGCGACAACCGCCATGCCACGGCATTGGGGATTGCGCCAAGTGTTTATAACGCCATAAAGAAGGGCAATTATGACCGTCAGGTGAGCGATGCCAACTGGATAGGCATTGCCCGGCGCTTAGGGGTCCAGCTCCGTACAGAGATGGAATGGACGGCGGCCATGACACCGACATACGCCTTCATCAGCAAGCAGCTTGAGGTGTGCCAGCAGAGCGGGCTCAGCGCCATTATGTGCGACATGCCCAATATCGGCAAGACGTTCACGGCAAGGGCGTATGTGAAGCAGCACCGCCATGCGGTTTATATAGACTGCTCGCAGGTCAAGACCAAACTCAAGCTCATACGCCAGATTGCAAAAGAGTTCGGTGTCGGCTCCTACGGCCGTTACAGTGACGTTTACGAGGATCTTGTGGCCTACCTGCGCACCATCGACACCCCTCTGGTAATCCTTGACGAGGCCGGTGATCTGCAGTACGAGGCTTTCCTTGAGCTGAAAGCCTTATGGAACGCCACCGAACGCTGCTGCGGGTGGTACATGATGGGTGCCGACGGGCTGCAGGAGAAGATAACCCGTGCCATAGAAGGCAAGAA